CTTGGCGACTAGGCCGAGAATTCCTCCGCCAACGCCGGTAGCCGCGGATATCAGCTTCCCGAAGACTGAGAATATGCCCTTGACGATGTCCACGCCGACCTTGATGGCGTCGAACAAGCCCTTGAATATGGTCTTGATGTTGTTCAGCGTCGACGAGCTGATCTTGATCCGGCCCATGAACTGCTCAAACGACTTGGACATCTCCACAAGTCGCTGAGCCGTCATCGGCGGGAAGACTTCCCGGAACGCCTCCTTGACCGGCCTGAGAACCTGGCCGAGAAGACGCATGCCCGACGTGAGGCCGTTGATCACCGCTGTACGGCCGCCCAGCTTGTTCCACATGCCAAGGAGCGTAGCCAGGTGGTTGATTGGCGAAACAAATGCCTTCGACAGGGAATTGGTAACACCGGTCCAGAGCGTGGTGGCCTGGTCCATGTTGCCAAATATGTTATGGAAGACATCAGCCCACGCAGATCCCACAGCTTCCTTGAGCGTGGAGAACATCTGCGACATGGTGCGGACCTTGGTAGCAGCATCCTGAGCGGCCTGAGCCTGCTTCATGATGGCCTTGGTCTGCTCGTCGGTGTAGCCCATAGCCTTGAGCTGCGCCGCACTCAGATCGCCTGTAAACGTGGCCAGCGTCTGGGTCATGATGTCGGAAGTAAGCCAGCCCTCTTGCAGGGAGTCCCTGAAGGAGCCGTTCTTCTTGATCATGGCGTCGACGTTGACACCGTGCACCTTGGCTGTCTGAATCAGGGCCTTCTGGAAGACCTTGCCGCCCATGCCGGCATTGACAACCGAGTTCCAGTCCATGAGCTTGACTGTGCCCGTGGCGATGGCCTGCGATAGCTGGTACATCGCGGTACTGGCTTGCTCGGCGCTTGAGCCGGAGAGAGCCGCGAGGTTAGATATGCCCTTGATCGAGGACACCGACTTGTCCAGGGGTACGCCTGCGGCCGTGAAGAGGCCGATAGCGTGCGTCATGTCCTGGAAGTTGTAAATCGTCTTGTCGGCGTAGAGGTTCAGCTGCTGAAGAGCGCCCTCGATCTTCTTCATCCCCGCGGCACCCGACAAGCCGGTGTTCGCCTGGATAACCGCGATCGTGTTCAGGCTCGCTTCATACTCGTGCAAGCCATCTATGATCGGCGCGATCGTGAAACTCTTGACGAGGTTGCCGGCAGCCGATGCTACAGCTCCGCCGATTCGCATCAAAGCGCCAACGGCGATAGCGCTCATCGCATTGAACTTGGAGCTGATCTTGTCGACACCGTCAGCGATATGCGACAGGTCGACCTTCTTGCCAGCTGCATCGAGGTCAGAAAGACCCTTGGTGCCCTTGAGACTGCCAAGGCTGGACTTGAGCTTGTCGAGAGCTCCGATGACCGAAGCTACGCCGTTCAGGAACGAAGCGCCCTTGAAGGTCATCTCGACGATTCTCTGATCGACGCTAGCCACGAGTCACCACCCCCCACACTGCATCAGCGATTGCCTTGAATATAGGAGCCATGGCTGGGTTGATATAGTCCTCACCCTGGACATACCCGCCGGTACCAGTGCCATGACCATACTGAATTCCGGCAGCGACGTTGAATCCGCGGTTGACGTGCGTGTTGTTCCAGGTGATCTTCGGTCCGTCAGCCCGATGAACGATCGTGCAGTTCCACGAAGCCGAAGTCACACCGGTTCGAGCTGGAGTAGCAGCAGCAAGAGCGGATACACCAGCCCGGGCTCCTGAGTCGATAGCCCTGTACTGGTCTCCGTTCGACATCGCCTTGAGCCACTTCTCGGTTTTGCCGGTATCCCCCCTGACGGTAATCTCGATCATGTGGCTCCTTAGGGAGAGACTTTCCTGACCCGCATAATGCTTGTGCCTAGCTGGCAGGTCGTGCCGTTGGTCGCGGAGCCCCACTTGAACGCGAAGTTACCTCCGGTGGCGCCAGTGGTCAAGTATCCGCCAGCCTTCCACCCGTTGGTTACGGCGCCGGCCGTGTTGGAACCGGTCGTCCAGGTGTAGGTATTGGTAATCTCGCCGGTGCCCGCTATGTTGCACGAGAGGCAGTAAAATCCGCCAGTACCGGAAGGACATGTGAATTGCCACACCATCGCGGCTGTGCCGCCATAGGACATATCGAGGGATATGTCGTACGTGCTGTTCGGATCCAGAGTCGTCTTTAGATCCGGATCATCTGACAACGTCGAGGAAGTACGGTTCGTTGCGGTCGTCTTGATGATCGCCTGTGCGAAGTGCGGATCCGCCTTGATATCCAACATCAGCTGCGCGATGGTCCGGTTCGCCCAGGCGCCAGCCTTGTACTGGAGAATATCACTGGTGGCCGGAGTGAGCCCCTCGATCGTACTGATATCGGTGCCCAGATCGGCCAGAATCTGGGCCATCGTCCGGTTGGTCCAGACACCGGCTCTGCTCTGGATCATGTCAAGATCAGCAGGAGCGAGGTTCGCAATCTCGGCCAAGCTCGGATCGACAGCGATGTTGCCTATCGGAAGCCTGGTTCCGTCCAGGGTTATGAGAACGATGGTTCCGTCGTCCTGAACTTCTCCAGTCTCGACAAGAGCGCCCGTGATCGCGTTAATAGCTTCCGCGGTCATTCCGACTACTGTGGCCATCGGTCCTCCTTCTATTGCGAACTTACCTTGAACGTGCCGTCGGGGAATATGACCACAGTATCCGCGATGATCTGGAACGTCTCGCTGTCGACCATCGAAACCATGCCGTCGGGCCCTATGACCGTAAACGTGGTATCTTCGTTGTCGATGACTTGCATGAGAGCATTGGTCTCAAACAAGTCGATGAGATCCATCGGATTCGGAAGCAACGGATCGTTCTCATCGTTGCCGTAGATAACGTCCTCAAGGGCAGCTATGGCCTCTGGTTGAGTATCGTCGACCGTTATCACGAGGTGTGCGGTAGGTTTCCCCCCGGGGATATTTTCAGGTAGAGTTGTGAAAGGCCATTCGAAAGCAACCGGATTCGTTTTCTCCCCGATAGTCTCGTAATCGGCCTTGGTTGGAAGCGCCAGGACGTTGTAGACGATGTGGATCTGCTGATCAGTCCTGTAACTGAACCCGAAAGCCCGCCTTGGCTGACCTGTCGCCGACCCGAAGATCCCGATGTACGGCTCAAGCTCATCCGGATAGGTAAACGCGGATATGCTCCCAGAGAACGGTGCCGCTACGTTTCGCTCCCTGTACTTGACTCCGTCGAAATATCGAGGATCCTTCGTGGAGTCCGAGACCTCGGTGACGGATATGAGCCCGTTCCAGGCAACGCCAGGATCATCTCCGGGGAACAGGACTCCGTGACTGACCCCTGAGGTAAATATGCGATCCGAAGGGTCATCCCAGATTATCCTCATACTCCGCTCCCTATCTCCAGCTCTATCAGGAGACCGAGTTCCTCCGCAGTCGGCATCCGCGGATCAGTGGTAACCGTCCCGTAGAGAATATCCTCGAGAGACGCGACGTCAACCGGATCGTACTCCGCAGTGTTGATGATGAAGTGCGACGTCGGCTTGGGCCACACTCCATAGAGGGGTTCGGTGGTAATCGACCATGTGCGAGGCTTCACGTTGGGCTTCTCAGCAATGGTCTCGTTCACGAACTCCGGGCTCTTGGCGGTGACGTTGTAGACGATATGAATCTGGTAGGCCCCGTAAAGCCCTCTGACATCATCGCCTATGAGTGTCCGGTAGGAGAACCCGAACTTCTTCCTGATTTGATCACAGGCAAATAGCCCCGGAGCCAAATTCAGGATTCCGACACAGGGATCGAATGCCTTGGGGAAGGAAAATGCCTCGATCGTCGCCGAGTACTCCTCGAGAGAGACCAGGTTGATGATCTTGTCTCCGTCAAGATAGACCTCCTTGGAGGTCCCGCCGACAGGAGCTTCAGAGATCTTGGTAAGACCGTTCCAGACAATTCCGGGATCGGAACCGACATAGAGCATTCCACGGTCTATTCCGGTCTGGAAAGTCCGAGCGCCTACTGCATCCCATTCGGCTCTGGGCACGTCTCCTCCTATCCCTTAGATCCGGTCTTCTGACGACGTATCTTGTTGAGCCTTCTCTGCTCTGCCACTGCGTCAGACTTGCTCATCTTCGTCGGCTTGGCGTTCTTGTAGTTGCAGACCTTGATGAGCGTCAGGAGTCTGCTGAGATGCCAGGACTGGCACTCGAACGGGATGTCGAGAGCAATCATCCAGTAGTAGATCAGCTCAGCCGTGACTATCTCCGGAGTTCCCTTTGGAGCATGCCTCTCGTTGAACCACGTAGCAGTCATCTCATCTTCGATGTAATCCCTGATTTGCGCGAAATCCTTGTCTCGAAGACGAGCGAGATCTTTATCTGAGGGAATCTCTCCGGAAATCATGCACCGGATGTAGTCGATGGTCTGCTCCTGAGTCATCTTCTCTTTCCTCAGGAACGGAACTTTCCATTTGGACTCCCATTTTGACAGAGAGACCAGGGAGTGCTCCAGCTCCAACTCGAAAGATTCAGCGATTGCGAATTCGCTGGTCTCTTCGTCGAATACCTCCGCCAGAGGTACGATAATCCGAAGCACTCCCTAGCCCTCCTTTCCTGGCCGGGTTCCTCCTACGGTCCGCCTACCAGGTCGATGATCTCGTCGGGCGACGGCAGCTTGGGCGCGCCGGTGGCGCCGTAGAGGAGGTCCTCGATCGACTTCATCTGGGTCGCGTCGAGCTTGGTCGAGTCGGCAACGATGAGGCTGGTTGGCGCCATGTCGGTGACGGGGACAGGAGTGCTGTTGATGTCCCACGAGAACGACAGGGCCTCCGGCGAGTCGTTGATCGTCGCGTAGGCCTTCTCCGAGGGAGAAGCGAGCA